TCATCTCTCTTTGGTGTTAAAATTCTTGATTTATCATTTTTGTAACTGATTCTTCAAGAAATCCTGCACCTTTAAGTACTTGTTCTAAAAGGTCTGCTACTTCAGACAAACTAACATCCGAGTGGTCAACTTCTACACTAACTTTTTGGTTGTAGTGTTCAATAGTAATTCTAAATGGTTGTTTCAAATCCTTCATCTCTCTTTGTTTTAAAGGTTTCTTCATAAACTTTATTAAGCAACATCGTCCAAATAGGTAACTCCTCTTTAGTAGTTACTATTGGTGTGTATTCACATCTCTCAATTTTATCTGCTACTTGGTTTAATAATTCTTGTCTTGTCATTTCTATTTTTCTATCTATAGTATTATTAGGGGGAAGTGGGACTTTTTTTGCAAATTCTGCACTTACCTCTGATAGTGTTCTTCTTGGTTTTCTTTTAAATAAGTTTTTCATTTGTCGTTTGTTTTGGTTCTAAACTTAAACGGATAGTACGGATAGTTAGCCATCCACTCTACGCCATACTTGTCNTTGTCAGCGTTCCAAAGTTTCTCATACATCTCAAGTAGTATCTCTCTCATTTCTCTTTTGTGTTAAATTGTGGACCTTGATGGACTCGAACCATCGACCTATCCGTTATGAGCGGAGTGCTCTAACCAACTGAGCTAAAAGTCCATTTGTGAACCCGGTAGGATTCGAACCTACGACCGTCTCCTTAGAAGGGAGATGCTCTATCCAGCTGAGCTACGAGTCCATAAAAAAGAGAAGTTTCGGGTCTTTCGGGGTTACTACGATATAGAGGTTAACCCTTACCTTTTTCTATACCATTGTAGCTTCACTACCTCTCTTTAGTACCGAAGAACGGGATCGAACCGTCACGAACATTACTGTTCAAGGGATTTTAAGTCCCTCGTGTCTACCAATTCCACCACTTCGGCATGATGTAAATGTAAGAACGAATATTAATAAAATCAACCCCCTACCCCATATAAAACAAAAAAACCCCACATTTCTGCGGGGTTACTATCATTCTTTAACTTTATTTATGACTAATCAGTCAATAGTTGTTTAGATGTTTTTACGGGTTCACACCCATCCTTATCGATCTTAGTTAACCTATTCTCGAACTTATCAAACCTACTGTCAATATGACGATAGAGATTTTCTATTTGACTATTGAGGTCTTTCACCTCACCATCCACCCTAAGGTGAAATTCTCTTTGATTATTATCTAAATCTAATTGTGTTCCATTTATTGCTTCCTCGAAACCATTGGAACGTTGTTTAACCTTAAATATACCTACTATAGCATACCCTAATCCGAGCACACCAATTGATGTAAACATACCTAAAACGAATTCTAAATTTTCCATAATTTATAGTTTTAATTTAATTTTATGTCAAAGAACGATAGTTTATATAAGTATAAACAAAAAAATTGATATAGTCAATCCTTTGATATTTCAAAATCTTACGATATTTATTAGTAAGTAAAAATAAAATTAATTAAAATTTAAAAGTTATGGCATTCAAAGACATTTTTAAAGATGAGAATAATATCAACGAAAAGTCGGTGGTTGGTTTCGCATCATTTGCAATCATGGTAATATTTGCAGTTGCAGATTTATTGACGGGGTACTTTGGTAAGGACCTTGTTATAAACGAATTTATTTATAATTCGTTCGTTGTTATTACTCTTGGATCTTTCGGTATTGCTGAGGTAGGTAAAATCTTTGGGAAAAAAGGTGGAGAACAATAAATTTAAGGTATAATAATTAAAGAACATGTTATTAAAAAATGGAGTAAGAGGAAATGAAGTTAAAGATCTACAAGAATACTTGGGTATACATGCAGATGGGATCTTTGGTAAAGGAACTGAAGAATCTGTTAAAAAATGGCAATCCAATAATGGTTTGGACTCTGACGGTATTGTTGGTCCTGCCACTTGGGATGCTATGGGTTTGGCTACTACTGACAATTCAGAGAAAATATTCACAACCGAAAATGGATTAATTGTAAATAAACATCACTTACCAGTTGGTGAATATAAAATAGGTCCAACAAATAAGGAGTACGTTTTTATACATCACACTGCGGGTTGGAATAACCCATATAACTGTATTGATTCTTGGGGTCGAGACAATAGAGGTGCGGTGGCTACTGAATTCGTATTAGGTGGACAATCCGTTAAAGGGAATGACAACAAATACGATGGTGAAGTTGTACAATCATTTCCTGAGGGGTCATATGGTTGGCACTTAGGTAAAAATGGATCACAGTACATGCACGAACATTCAGTAGCTATTGAGGTATGTAATTTTGGGTACATTAAAGATGGTAAAACATATGCGGGTACAAGAGTTGCGGATGATCAAATAGTTACGTTGTCACAACCATTTAAAGGTTATAAGGATTGGCATAGATATTCTGACAAACAAATTGAGTCACTACATAAATGGATTCTTTGGGTATCAGAAAGAGACAGTATTGATGTACGTAAAGGTTTACCTGATCTTATTCGTAAGATAGGTGTATCAGCATTTGAATTTCAAGATGATGCTTATTACGGAAGAGTCAAAGGACTATGGACACATACTAATACACGTAAAGATAAATACGATATGTTTCCACAACAGGAACTTATTGATATGTTATTAAGTCTCTAAGTAAACTATATAGGTTGGTGTATGAAAAATTTAATAAGATTTATCGTATTCTCTATTCTGTGCACCAACGCATATGGACAATCCACAACTACAGTAAACTTACGTTCACTTAAGACTCACTATGGTGGGAGCCAATCAGGTCAGTACTATTCACAAAATGCTAACAACCATACAGAATTTGATGCAATGGTTAATCTTGCCGATGCCGGTACTACACTTTATTTAGATACAACTGTAGATATAACAAGTTACGAAGGACCAAGAGGTGGTAATCATACTCCTCAACAACTATGGAATCCACCAAGATGGGGTGGAGCCGGTGCTGACAGATATGCAATTATCTATACAGGTTGGTTTAAACCTAACAAAACAGGTACATACGGGTTCAGAACATTCACCGATGACTCACATGAGTTTATGATTAAAGGTATTGGTAAAACTAATGATATAGTTACTAAATATTATGGTTGGAATACATGGGCTTATGGTACGGCAACTTTAGATAAAAATACATGGTATGAGTTTGAATATAGAATTCAAAATTTTGGTGGTATAGGTGCTGCAAATTTTCAATATAAAATACCAAGTAGTAATACATACAACCAACTTAGTCCTAATCATCCATTTGCAGAATGGACTTCTACAGATCCTAACGCAGTACCTATCACGGCAAGTGGTTATATTAAAGGTGCAGAAGAACAAGGTATTGCAGGACAAACAGTTTATCTAAAGACACAGAATAAAAATCAAGTTGGTTTTTCATATACAACTCAAGCAACAACAACAACAGATTCAAATGGGTATTATTCTTTTAATACCACATTAAACTACAACGATTACGATTTTACAATAGATATTAATCCATCATTAGGAACACTCACAACCTCAGACATTAATTGGTTTCAAGATAGGTTATTATCTGACACATTCAGTTCAAAGGATTATTGGAGAATGGATGTGAATAATACAGGTTCGTTCTCTGTATCTGACATTTATCTAATGCACCAAAGAAGGTTGGGTAACATAACCAGTTTTATTGGTGGAGGACAAGAAATATGGAACACAAATTCCTGGCAAAACCCGACCATTTGGCCGGCAGTTGCTGCGGATTCAGACGATAAAACAATATACGTTGGTTACGGATCATGGTCTCTATTTGATTTAGCCAATGGAAATCAGACAACATTCTATTTATTAAGAGTAGGACATAAAAATTAAAAAAATAAAAAAAAACGATGAAACTTAAAAACATTTTTCTAACACTATCTTTGCTAATTGGTACGATGACTGTCTTCGGGCAGACGACTTCACCTGATGCAACTAAACCTTACATTATCTTTGATTCAACTTATAATTTAGAATCTACATCATCAAGTTCAAACACAACATTTGACATTTATTACGATAATACGTCGGGTAATGATGTTAAAGGTATTCAATTCTCTTTCAACTATGATAAAGATGTATTTGATGAACCAACTTTAACGTATAACAACACATCAGGACCTATTGGATATTTATCCTATGATGTTGATTCAACAAACGGGGTTGTAAAAGTAGTATGGGTTTATGACGGAGCAACCACCACCTTCAATATGACTGCTGGTAATATGTTCACAGTAGATATCCCTTTTTTAAATAGTTATACAAACGCATCAGTAAATGATGTAGATTTCACTACTGATCTTACCGCTTATTATGTAAAGACCGATGGAACTGATGGTATATTAGGTACCTCAGATAATGGTGGTAACTTTATAGAACCTGCATTTGATTATGTTGCAACTATCTTAAATAGTGGAACAAATCCAGCTGAATCTATTCCTGTAATTTTACAAAAATCATCGGATGGTTCTTCTTGGACAGATGTCGATACAAAAACTACTGGATCAGATGGGAAGGCAACATTCTCAGAAAATTTAGACCAAGATTATTGGCAGATCAGACTTAAGATTGCAAGTGGATTAGATGCAAGTGCAGCACTATCAACTGCAGATGCTAATATGATCGCACAAATTGCTGCGGGAGTACAAACAACGTCAGGTATACAATTTTATACGGGTAATCCAAATCAAACAAATGGTGTAACAGCATCAGATTCGTATATGGTATTCGCAAGGTTAGCACAAGGTAACTCAACTTACCCGTCTAACCCAGATGTTTTATTCTTTACTGAAGCACAATATAATACTATTAATGGTTCAAGTTCAGACCAATCAAGTTCTATTCCAGGTCTAACGGAATTTTTATCTCCATTAATTAATAGCACAACTACGGGTAACTTCTATATGTTAATATTAGGAGACGCCAACGGAACGGGTTTAAATTAATATGAGAATATTACTACTAACTTTAGTATTAGTATTCACAACAAGTGTACAGTCTCAGGTCGTATTTAACGTACCTGAGATCGATGTACCCGTAAGTGATTATATTAACCTACCTGTAGAAATTGAAACTGCGGGTGAGATTGTTGGTAGTCTTGAATTTGCATTGAACTACGACCCAAACTATTTAGAGTTTGTGTCAATCACCATAACACCTAAAGCACAAGAGTGGTTAACATATACCATGGATTGGGAAGGTGAAACCGTTAGATGGGGAGGTTACGACGCTTCCTTTGGTAATTTTACTATAAGTAATACGACAGAATTATTTACGGTGAGGTTTAGGGTTACTAATCAAGATTGGGATACAATTCCAATTACGATAGGTAGAAAAACTGCCGGTACAGAATTAGGGTGGGATGTTGAGGTTGAAAATACCGATGGGTATGTAAATAAACGATCGATGCCTTTTAATACCTCACCAACTGACGGTATTTATGGGATTGTTTATCCTGTACCAACAAAAGGTCCAATTACATTTGACCTAACAGTACCAGATAATGGATATTATATGATTAGAGTATTGAATTATGGTGGATCAGAATTTCTAAAACAAAGAAAGAAGTTCTTTGCTGGATGGGTACAATTTCAAATGGATTTATCCTCATTACCACAAGGTGTTTATTTATTACATATTACCAATGGACAATTTGTCAAAACATTTAAAACAATAAAACAATGAGTAAGAATAAAGGATTTTTTTCGGAAATTAAAAACCAAATAGTAACAGGAATTGGATTAGTAATAACAGCAGGATTTGGATTATTAATAGCTAATATGCAGTCTATATTTGAACCTAAAGAAGAAGTTCAACAGCCACCAATGATAGAACAAACAATTAGTATCCCACCATCAACTAAAGATACAATAGTGATATCTAAGACTATAAAAATAGAACCAGTTAAACCTAAAAAAGAAGAGGGAGAAATAACATGGTAAGAGTTTTATTAATTATATCGATGTTGCTAAGTTTTACCGCTAATGCTCAATTAGGTAAAACGGAGACAGAAAACTATAAAGGTAAGTTTGAACAAGATGCCGATATCGATGAGGTATCAGATTATATGTTGGACTATCAATTACCTATTCAAGTATTAAACATTGGATTCACACCAGAACTATATGAATTTTATCCTGAACTAAGGGAGAATAGAGTAGGATTGGGTGTGAGTAATATTACATTATCTTATTTAGAATGGACCGATAGATTTTTATTTACAGAGGATAAAGAAGACATTAAACAGAGGATGGTTAAACAACATAAGGCATCGACAAAAGGTATATCATCAAATGATATTAAGGTTGTTGGTAATGTTGTATTAGCAGAATATTTTGTTTACGTCGAAATATACGATTATTCGGTATCTGAAGAAGAGGAAGTCACAATTGACGGGGTGAAAACCGTACTAAAAACCATTATTGGAATGCAAGTAAGATTTGTTAATGCTGAGACTGGTGTTATTTTTACTGGGAGTGGAAGTGGTGAAGCAATAACAATTAAAAGAACTAAAATTGGTTCTGTGAATAATGTTAAGTTTAACGAATCAACAATCGGTATTGCAACTAAAAAGGCGTTAGAATCTGGAACGGCCCGTATTGTAAAAAGAATGATTAAACGTGGGATATTTGAAGAATAAAATAGTAAGTGTACTTTTATTTTTATTACCATTGGTCAGTTATGGTCAGTGGTCTTATACGTTTACAGATCCTTGTACTTTAAATCAACAGACAATTCAAATGGGTTCAAGTGATGAGATCGTTTTGAATTATTTTGGTAATGTTCAGACATTTACACAACCAGACTTCACTAACGGTACTTTTGATTCATGGATGAGTTTGGTTACTCAGTCTAACTCTTCAAATCCATGTCAAAGTGTTACTCAAATCATTACAAATAATACAAATGCAATAATAGTTCAAAATACTATTACGGTAATCACAAATATAATGAGTGTTTTAGGTGGTGATATGTTACCACAGGCACTCTCCTCATCAGGAGTTCCCGTGGCGGAAGCCATCGATAACGCATCTAAAAGTAAAAAGAAGAAGAAGAAGAAAAAGGAAACTAAATCCGATAACCCCAATAATAGTTCCGATAACGAAAATGGGAGTGAAGATAGTAGTAGTTCCGAACAGTCCAACGGGGAGAGTTCAAATGAAACCAACGGTAGTCAAAGTGGTACTAACGAAAACAGTAGTCAAGGTAGTACTAACGAAAGTGGTACATCAACAGAAGGTACTACAACAAAAACAGAGGATGAATCAAAAGAAGGTGGATTGGGTATGTCTTTAGCTAATTCTATTTCAAATGCGGTTGATGGTGGAGAATCAGATAATAAAAACAGAGGTTCATTAATCGCATCAGGTGATATTGTGGTTATTGATAATCAAGATAACTCAAATGGTCGTCAAGTAAAGGTAGTAGGTTCTATTACAAGTGCGAACACAAAAAAGAATAGGGTTCAAGGTGCATTATTTACATATACAACTGTAACTAACGATTTTAGTTTGACGTTTTATAAATCATGGATTAACCCAAATAGAACATTTAACTTAGTAGGTGCAAATACTACATTAACTAATTTTAATCAAAATCATTTAAACACAACCACTGTTTTAGAATCATTTAAGTTCGGTAAGAAGAAATTTACAGGAATGATTGGTACTAACTTTACAATAGGTAAGTTAGGTAAACGAGAACTACAAAATCTATCTGCGGTTAGTGGTGTCCATAGAAACTTTAGAGTAAGTCCAAGGATTACAACATCTGCACTAATATTAGGAGTCTACTCTCCATTCACACAATACTATGAAGGTCAATGGTGGGATCCAGGTCTATTGATTGTACCATTTAGTTCTTGGGATATTCAAATTACAAAAACATTTAAATATAACATTAGTTTTACTGGTGTTTGGCAATCGGGCGGAAACGCATTAAACTATCAAATACTGACTGGTGGTAAAATCAGATTCTAATTATGAAAAATCTATTAATATTTTTATTATTCCCAACTCTCCTATTTTCGCAGGTTGACTGTTATTCAATTAAATCGGTAACCACCGAAATTGAAATGGAGGAAATAAGTAAAAGAAGGATTACGTTTGGTATCAAACAAATGATGGAGGACATTATCTCAGATAAATACGATTTATGTATGAATGGTAAACCTGTTAATGTTGTTGTTCAATCAATAGAGTCCCCACAAACAGGAATTCAAATTGGTCCGTGGACAAAAGTGAGTAAAAAAACAATAGTTACTTTATTAATCTATATGGATGGAAAAGTAACTGAAGTAGAAGGGAAGTCTAAATCAACGGTGAAGTCCACATTTATAGATTTACAAAACAATGACATACCTTTTAGTGAAACATCGTTTTCATCCGCAATTAAAAAGGCCATTGAGAAAGGGATATAAAAAAATAAAACCCCAACAAGGTTGCTGGGGTTTTTGGTCTACAGTGGTTTCAACACCACCGATATTAACGTGAAAAACGAAAAGGTGTATCGGCAAAGATAACCTTGAATGTATAAATATATATAAAAACCGAAAAAGTCAAGTTTTTAACTAAATAAGGGGGGTATTTTTTAGAATTTCTAAATTACCCTCTTTTATTTTTAATATAATACCCATCTCTTTCGTGATATCACCCGTTAAGATATTATCACTAATGAAATCTTCACACAGATTCTGAATAATTCGCTTTATAGGTCTTGCACCATACTCTTCCTCAGAATTACGTTTTATTATCTCATCAACGACTGTTTTATGAAAAGTAATTTCATAGTTACTCTCCGTAAGTCTTTCACTTAAAATATTTAATTCAATCTGAACAATTTTCTTTAGTGATTTATCATCTAATTTGTCAAAAACAATTACATCATCAATTCTATTTAGGAATTCAGGGGTAAATTGATTCTTTAATGACTTTCTAATAATCGAATCTTTAATCTTTTCGTTATTACTATCATCACTAAATCCAATTCCACCACCAAATTCAGAAACTTTCTTAGCACCTATATTAGATGTCATGATTATTAGTGTGTTCGTGAAATTAATTTTTCTACCAAACGAATCCGTTAGGTGACCTTCATCTAATATCTGTAGTAATAGGTTGAAGACATCCTTATGACCTTTTTCTATCTCATCAAATAAGACAACAGAAAATGGGTTGTTCTTAATCTTCTCAGTAAGTTGTCCACCTTCATCAAATCCAACATAACCAGGAGGGGACCCAATAAGTTTAGAAACGTTGTGTTTCTCCATAAACTCACTCATATCCACCCTAACAATTTTATCAGGATCACCAAATAAGGTTTTAGCTAATGTTTTTGCTAAGTGTGTTTTACCAACACCTGTTGATCCTAAAAACATAAATGACCCAATTGGTTTGTTAGAACCTCTAACACCAACACGGTTCCGTCTAATTGATTTGGAGATGATCTCAACCGCATTATCCTGACCTATAACATTCTTAGATATTGTCTTTTCTAATGATAGAAGGTTCTTAGTCTCTTTTGTGTCAAGTTTAGTGATTGGGACACCCGTCATCTCGGTTATGATATTATATACATCATCAATAATAACGGGTTTCTTATTTAACTTTTGTTCAACACTCCACTTTTTCTTTTCTAACTCTAATTTCTTAATGACCTTTTTCTCATTATCTCTTAGTTCTGCCGCTTTCTCATAATCTTGATTCCTAACCATTTCTTGTTTATCCAACTTAATTAGATCTGATTGGTTTCTCAGTTTTTCAATAATATCGGGAATTTTCACATTAATTTTCTTTTCGGAACCTAATTCATCAAGAATATCTATTGCCTTGTCAGGGAACTGTTTATCGGTAATATATCTTTTAGATAAACTAACGATTGTTTCAATGACATTGTCTTGGTATTCGACCATGTGATAATCCTCATAAGAATCTTTTAGGTTTTTAAGAATATCTATTGTTTCATCTATAGTTGGTTCTGTTAGGATGATCTTTTGGAATCGTCTAACCAACGCACTATCTTTTTCAATATTCTTCTTATATTCATCAAATGTGGTTGCTCCGATACATTGTATTTCTCCCCTCGCTAATGCAGGTTTAAGAATATTTGCGGCGTCCATTGATCCTGATGCATTTCCCGCACCGACCATTGTATGAATTTCATCTATGAATACAATTACATTTGGTGCATCTTGTAATTCATTTAATATTGCCTTAATTCTTTCCTCAAACTGACCTCGGTATTTTGTTCCCGCAACTAATGATGTTAAATCGAGGGACATTATACGTTTATCTAAAAGATTAGTTGGACACGAACCATCATTAATCATAATTGCAAGTTTTTCAACTAACGCGGATTTACCAACCCCCGCATCTCCAACAATAATCGTATTATTCTTCTTTTTCCTTGAGAGAATTTGAGCAATACGTTTAACTTCTTTATCACGACCGATTATAGGGTCAATTAAACCTTGTTCGGCAAGTTTAATTAAATCTCTTGAAAAATTATCTAAAATTGGGGTTGAACTCCCTTTCTTTCCTTTACGTTGTTGTTGAGGTGCTCCCTCTTCAAAAAATTCTACAGACATATATTTTAAGGTTTTATATAAACATAACGAAAATCATACAAAAAGTCAAATCTATTTTAAAAAGACATTTAGTCATGATTTTTTATAATATACAGACAAAAAGTCATATATCACGAAATGGTACTCATATTGTAATAAGAGAATTGATAATAAATAAAAAAAAACGTAAAATTATGTTAGTATTTAAAAATGACCCATTTTTTAAAATGGTAGATAACTTCTTCGACATTGCTGAAGAAAATGAAACACATGGTCAGGTTATGTGGAATCAAACTTATGATGACAATCAACATATAGTTGAATTTATTGTACCTGGTTTGAGTAAATCAGACATATCAATAGTTGTGGAGGAAAACCAACTAAAAATTTCACATGAAAAGACGGAAGAGACCTCAAAGTACGTTAATTCATTTGGTAGGGTATTTGATTTACCCGAAAATGTAGACGATAAGAAGATAACTGCTAAGGTTGAGGATGGTGTTTTACGGGTGTTACTACCAAAAACCAAGAAGAAAAAGTCACAAAGAACAATTTCAGTTAATTAAGATAGCCCCCGTAAGGGGGTTTATCATTTCTTAGATATTTATAATATACATCAGACTGACTTGATTAAATCGTGATAAATTGTTATATTAAATTAAAATACAAAAATTATGGCAATACTATCAGAAAAAATCAATGGTAAAGAGATTTTAATTGAAATCGATTCATCTAATTTAAAGTCTGCATCTTACAATACGGAAGGTGGAACATTAGTCGTCACGTTTAAAAGTGGTGGAAGTTATGAGTATTATAAAGTCCCGTGGGAAGCGTTTACCAAATTAAGACTCGCAGAATCACAGGGTAGGTTTTTCAATCTTAGTATTGCAAAGACTTATGAGTTTAAGAAATTATAATGAAAAACATTCAATTAGTTGATGAGTTAATCGAAGAGATTGGTAACAATCAAGATATTGTTAAATCATTTGAAATAAGAGATGCACTGTCCACCGACATATTCGGAGAAAAGGATGGTGAATTTTTTATGCTTGATGAAATCAAAAAAAGATTAATGGTCGTTACTGAAGAATTCATGAATTTTATTGACATTGACTTCTTTGTACATGACATTATATTAACAGGTTCGTTGGCTAACTACAATTGGTCCAAGTACTCAGACGTTGATTTACACATTCTAATTGATTATAACGAAACAGAGTACAACCTCGACTTATTAAAGAAATTCTTTGATAGTAAGAGAAGTTTGTGGAATAAACAACATAAGATATTAATAAAAGGGTTCGACTGTGAGATATATGTACAGGATGTTAATGAAAAACATTTAGCGTCGGGTATCTATTCTGTCTTAAATGATGAATGGGTGGTTACCCCTGAACGTACAATCCAATCAATTGATAAAGAATTGATTATTAAAAAGTCGGAGGTATTTGAGGATTTAATCGATGGTATTAAATCATCTTTTGAGAAAGGAGATGATGTTTCTGAAGATATATCTAAGGTTAAAAAGAAATTAAAATCATTTAGACAGTGTGGTTTGGACAAAGGTGGTGAATACTCATATGAGAATTTGGCCTTCAAACTTTTAAGGAGAAATGGTTATATAGGGGAGTTGTTGGGAATCCAAACTAAACTCACCGATAAGAAATTATCCATAGAACAATAGAAAACTAAATATTTTTCCTGTTATTGTTGTATTTATAATAAAAGAATAAGTTAAAATCAAATATATTAATATGTCAAAACTTAGACCATTGGGTAGTGAAAAATTACCTGTAGATGAAAAATTAAAAAGGATTATGGAAATTGCCAACTATGGTAGAACCCCTAAGTCCACAATTAACGAAAACAAATCACACAAAAAAGTGGAATTCCTTATGGAGTCTACCAACGGTATGTATGGTATTGTTAAAGAAGGATCTTCGTACTATGTACAAAAAGGTATTAACGAATCATCCCTTGATTATATCGGTGGTATGTTCATGAAAGATAAAAATAGGTTTTCGTCTTATTCAACAGCATTAAAACGATTAGAGCTTATAAGTGGTCAAGAAACACTTAATGAAGCAAAAAAATACGTATTAAAATCTAAAGGTGGTGAATCATCAGCACCTGTTGAAGATATTCCCGCTGAACCAGTTGCTGCAGAACCAGAGATGGACGCACCAATTGATGATGCACCTGTTGAAGGACCTGAAATGGACTCAGTAGATGGTGACGAACCAATTGAAGACTTACCAACTGACGATTTAGAAGATGAGGGAGAAGATGGTAAGAAATCTGATTACATGGGAGAGGTTCAAAAGTTCTCAGGAAAATTAGGTCAAGCATTAAGAGATGTTAAAGACAACATGGAAAGTGATGACATCAAGTATGTTATTAATATGGTTCTTTCTGCTGTCGATTTAGAAGCATTGGACGAAGATGATAGAGAAGATATTGCTGAAAAGTTTGAATCAAAAGATGATGAAGACTTTGTTGATAATTTTGACGAAGATGGTGAACCAATTGATGGTGAGTCAGATGATGAATTTGAAGATGAAGAAATTCCTTCAGATGAAGATACTGAACTTGATGAAATTATGGATAAACTTGAAAGTTTTATCGATACCGACACAATTGTTGATGAAGATGAGATTGAAGAAGGTGGTGACATAGACATTAGTCAATTTAATGATCTTGGAATGGCAGAAACTGTTTCTGATGTAGATGAGGACGTTGAACTTGATTTGGATGAACTTAAAGGTGAAATTAACAAACATGTTGATGCAACTTTGAGTAAATACTTTAAGTAGATATGAGATTAATCTATATCAATGAAATTGGAGCTGATTATAAAGGTCAGAAACAATATGAATTCATTTTCAGTAGTCAAACAGAATTTGATATAGAGGAATGGTACCATGTACCGGCATCAACATACCCCGAATCACTTTCACCCGATTTAGAATATGTGGATTCTGTTGGAGTGTTGAAGAACACCGACATTAACCTCGACCTTATACAAAAATCCGATTACTTCGGTATTATAGATTCTGTAGATGGTGTTGTGGCCTTAGGGTGGGAAAAGTTTGATTATGAGAGTGAGTTTGAACGTCTCACTTTTTCTTTTGGTGAGAAATATGAAAAGGTAACCGAAAAATTAGATGGACGTGGATACAAACTTATAAAAGAAGATTTAAAATTTAAAATGGGGATATGAAAAGACCAGAATTAGTAAAAAAACTTATGAATGAAGGTTTAAGTGAGAAATTACTTTCAAACCTAACAGATAAACAACTAAAAGACCTATCTGAGAGAGTTTTATCGGAAGAAACACTTAACATACCTAAAGACGATAAAGCATCAATAGATCAAGCCAAAAAAGGTGGACAAGCATTTGTTACTTACGAAGAAGATTCTGTTGGTGAATTATGTGAAGTGTGTGAAAAAGAACCATGTCGTTGCGAAACTAACGAAGTGAACGAATGGGTTGAAGGTTTAGTTAAATCTAACTACCACCCTGAAGTAACAACAAAGAAAGAGATGTATGAAATGATTGGTTCATTATCTGATAGTGCGGATGCATTAGGAGACGCTAAAAGAATGTTTAGTTCAGATGGTAATATAGTTGATGAACAATCACCTCAACCATCTGAACCTGATACGGATGCTCCTGTAAGGGAGAAACCAACAACAAAACCAGGTAAACCAAAAAGAGAAAATCCGTTTGAACCAAAACATAAACCAAAACCTAAAGCGGTGTTACCAAAACAGCTAAGTTTTGCATCATTAGGTATTGAATTAAAACAAGCCGCGGAATGATTAGTAAAAAATCACTTTTAGAAACAATTAAAAACATTAAGGAAATGCCAGTAGATTATGGTGACAACCCTGAAAGAATAGAACCAGGTCTTGAGGATAAACTTTCAACACAAGACACACCTTATAAAGATAACCCTGCGTTTCCACAAGATACCCCTGATGGGTTACCATCTAATTGGGAAGAGTTATTGGCGTCTAAGAGATTTAAAGACGTTGTGGAGAAGGTAAAACGATATACGGGGACCGAAGGTAATGTTACCGATCAAGGTACATTCATGTCTCTTGTAGGTACTATGCAACAAATGTTAAATAGTGTTTTACAGTTCGAATCAGAACACAAAGAATATTTAGAGAATTTAGCGGTAGAATTAGTCAAGAAAGAAATGGCACTACCTGAAGGATCATTACAATTTGATGCTAAGTTAGTTGGTATGGGTGAAATTTCACCTGAAGGTTTCCAGCAACAAGGTGAAGAACCAAGTGAAGAAGAAGTACAACAACAATTTGGTGTTGATGCTGAAGAAGCTGAAGATGATGTGGAAGATTTTATCGACGCATTTGAACAGTTTGATCAAGAGACAGCTAAAAGAAGATTTATAAATGCATTAATTCAAGGATCATCCAAAAAAGGACATTACATGTTTGAATTAGTTGCAACGGAATTAGAAGAAAAAAACCCTAACATCCTTACTCAGTATGGTATATTAATGTCAGTAAACGATCTTATGTATTGGATACTACCTGATGGTGTTGTACAACAAGGTATGGAAGGTGGAAGTTTTGCGGGTAAAGAAGAGGTTGATACTGAAACAGATCCTCCAACAGTTAGAGCAACTGCAGTATTTTTTCCAGCATTAATTCACGAACTCATTAAAGGTGTTATGGAAGTTATGGGAACTAAAGGTTTACCTGACGATCCTCGTGCCGCTGAGATGGTTATGAATTCGACAGATACATTACCATCAGAGATATGGGATTTAAGATTAGGTCCTGTTATTTGGGAAAAATTTAGAGAGTCTTATCCTGAAAAAATTATGGATGAGGAATTGAAACACATTCAAAATTACTTATTCTCAAGATTCTCATCTTTAGATAATGATGAATTTTTTAAAGTTTCAAGAGAAATACTGAAAGGAAGTACCTTAGGTAAAGAAATTATAAGTAATATGGTTGATCAGATTATTCAGGATTTACAGAGTGAAGATTATGAAGAGGACCAATATAATAGAGAATATGGAGACGATGATGATGATGATGGACTCGGAGGATTCTTAGGGTCATTAGGGATTACATTTTCTCCTGAAGACGATAATTAAATAACACAAATTATAAGAAAGTGGTCAATAGACCACTTTTTTTGTATTTATTGGATATGGATAAACAGAAACTCATACAGTTAAAAGAATATGCTAAGATCATTAAGGACACTCCTTATGCTCTTAAAACATATTTACAGACATTTGACAATACTCAAAAGAAATATGTGCCATTAGAGTTATTCCCCGATCAAATTGAACTTATACATGATTACGATAATTATAACGAAAACATTACACGTAAGTACAGACAAGCGGGTGTATCTACAGTAACCGCGGCTTGGTTATCTAAAAGAATCCAAACCGCAAAACCAACTAACCCCGAGAGAATTCTAATTATTGCCAACAAACGTGATACTGCGATTGAGATGGCTAATAAGGTTCGTGGTTTTTTAGATCAATGGCCCGAATGGATGAATGTTGGATTTTCACCTGATAAAAACTCAGAGAGTCGTTTTAGAATGAATAACGGATGTGAAGTTAAAGCGGTTGCAACCTCAGCGGATGCACTTCGTGGATACACACCTACCGTGTTGATATTTGATGAAGCCGCGTATATTGATGCTGGTGAAGATTTTTGGGGTGCGTGTATGGCATCGTTATCTACGGGTGGTAAGGTTATACTTATTTCAACACCTAACGGTTATGATCCAATATATTATGGAGTATACGACCAAGCACTAAGAAAAATGAATGATTTTAAAATTACCGATTTAAGGTGGTTTAAAGATCCTCGTTATGCTGGTGACCTTAAATGGTTAAAGGTGGATGATATCATACATTACATGTTAAATAGAGAGCAATATGTTGATGAGGATATCACACTTAATGAAGGTTGGGATCGATACGAAGAATTACATGAATTAGGTTACAAACCCTATTCTCATTGGTTTGAGAATATGGCAAAGAAATTTAAGTACGATAAGAGAAAAATTGCACAGGAATTAGAATGTGATTTCTTAGGTTCGGGTGATGGTGTTATATCAAATACTATACAAGAGAAGATTAGGAAAACAATGATTACCGAACCAATTGAAAAATATATGCAAGGAACATTGTGGGTTTGGAAAGAACCTGTAATGGGACATCGTTATATTATGGGTGTTGACGTTTCTCGTGGTGATAGTGCTGATGCATCTTCAATATGTATTATTGATTTTGATGAGGGTGAACAAGTATTAGAATATGTTGGTATGATACCACCTGATGATTTAGCGTCTATTGTTTATAAATGGGGAACACTATATAATGCGTTCGTAGCAACTGATATAACAGGTGGTATGGGTATTGCAACATCTCGTAAATTACAGGAGTTAGGTTACAAAGACCAATACATTGATGGTGTTAACTCACAAAACAAGTGGGAGTACAATAAAAAGGCGCAGGAGAAGATACCTGGTATCAGTTTTAATAATAAGAGAACTCAGATTGTTGCAAGTTTTGAAGAGAACTTAAGACATGGTTTTAAAGTAAAATCATCGCGTCTATTAAATGAATTGAATACATTTGTTTACGTTAATGGTAGACCTGATCA